GTCACTGCGGTTGATGCTTGAAGGATTGCGCGGAACTCTTCTTCCATTATCCAGCCGCCCTGCGATCTGCCCTAGCAATTGCCTTTTGCAGTTCCGCCCAAAGATCGACCTTCAACCGATCAAGCATGGCCGTCTTGTCGCTATCCCAAGCCGGTCGCATGAATGGCTGTGGCGCGGTGCCTGGATGCGTCGTGCCTGCGAATATCCCAGAGTTGATGCGCGGCTTTGTGCCGAACTCGACTAGGTGCCCGTGCCGCCCACCGTCGCCTAGGTTGTAGCTGGGGCCGATAAACATCTCGACAGATGCCTTGTCACTGCCGAACACCCAGCGGTGTTGCCTGCGCTGGCGCTTGTCCAGTTTAGTGCTAATGGCAATGGATTCGGCAAGGTCTCCGTCATCACGCGGCACGCCCGCGCGCACCATTGCCACAAGAGGCTCACCAGCCTTCTTGAGCGAACGCCGCAGCACGCCCTTGCCCGCAGACCGTGAAAGCTGCGCAAGGGCCGCGTCAAGCTCCGCAAAGCCCTCTAGTTCCATCGTGACCGTCATTGGTCAGCCCTCGCGGCTGCGGTGATTTCCAAGAAACGACGCCGACCGTCAACCTCTTTCAAACCCGATATGTCAAACTCACGTCCCTCGCATACCAGCCGATCTTTAGGCGTGATGTCGCGCGTGAATACAGACCACCGAACGACAAACCGCGCCGTGATGGATGCCGACACCGCAGAGGCTCGGAACCTTTCGGAATCGCTCACCTCAGTTTTCTTGGCCCAAATGTCGCCGCCGTGGTTTGCAAACTTCTCAACTTCACCAAAGCCGTCGTCCACAAGGCCCGCCCTGCGAAATTGGATGACGCGGTCAAGGTTGCCAGCGGTCACAGGTTAGCCCTCAATGGTCGCAACGGTTGCGGTTGCTGCCGTCACCCGGCGAACGCGGAAAGGGCAGACCCAACCAGCGGGCAAGCCCACAAACGCCAGCGTTACAGCGGGCGCGTTGCCTGCTGGAACGAGAGTAACGTCGCCTGACGTGAGTGTGACGATAGATTTTGTCGTTGGGTCAAGGTCAGATGCGCCTGGCGTGATAATGCGCGACCGAGTGCCGGGGCTTGATGTGTTTGCCGCGAAGGTGGCGAAAGGATCAGACATGTTCTATATTCCCTTAATACCACGTCAGCCTGTGGTTATTCATCAGCATTTCAAAGCCTATCGGAATATCCGACATTTTGACCGCACTGGCGCTCTCGCGGTTTTCGTACCAGTGCCCGGCAAGCAACATCATTGCATGTCGGATATCCTCTGGAACGTCACTTGCCGCGCTGCCATATCCCGCCACGAACTCAACTCTAACAGCGTCTGGCCGATCAAAAGCAGTGGGCCACGTTTCGTCAATCGGCTCAACATATGCCCAATCGCCAGAAGCAAATAGCCGATAGTTTGCGAGCGTGGCGGTCTCTAGCGTGTTCGTGCTTTCGGAAAAGAACCTGACCGCGACAAGGCTTTGCACCGGCCCCATGTCCAACTTGATGCGCCCGTTCGGATATTGCATGGCCTGGGACCATGTTTGCGTAATCATGGATCGGCCAAGAACTCCAAAACCATCAACATAGCTAACCACCGCCGCCAGCAGGCTTGTCAAATAAGCGTCTTCGCCAATTCCGTTGTCGATCCTCGAATGCGCTTTCAATTCTGCAATTGAAATAGGCATTACAGCAGGTGCCGCAATCCGCGTCAGGCTTTGCAGCCTTGAAGGGCCGACAGATCGAAACATCAGCGCTTTGCCTTTTCAGGCTTGCCGCGCGGGATCGCCTTTTCAAAAGCAACAGCGCGCATCGGCTCAGCCTGCCCAGCCTCGATCATGCGGATAGCCTCGGCGTCTGGAACCGTGATCACGTCGCCGCGATTCTCTGCGCCGGTTGCGGTTGCGCGCGCCACAAGGAGTTTGATTTGCATCGGGTATCCTTTCAAGTCGGCTTATGAAGGCGGGCCATTACAGCCCGCCCGAGAAACCGGCTTAGGAAGCTGCCGTGATCAAGTGCTTGACCGCCGCAACGTCCGCCAGTTCGCCGTCAAAGCGGATATATCCAGCAATACCAAAGCCGGGCCAGAAGTCTTTGTCCTGGATTGCCCCGATCAGCGGCTGGCCGACCTTGCGAACGTAGTATTTCGAAAAGTCGCCGAAGAGCATAACCTTCGCCGCAGTTCCGAGCGAAGCCATCGCCTGGTTGATCGAATATGCGCGACCGTTAAAGCTGGGCGGGATGCCAGCCGCCACGTTGCCCATCTGCCAGAGATAGTTGCCGTCGCCGTCTTTCAGCTTGCGCAGCGCCAGCAAGGTGGAATCGTTAAACATATAGCGCACGCGCGGCCCAACACGGTAAGCCGGATCAACCGAATGTTCCAAGTCCAAGGTTTCATCCCAAGTAATCGCCGCCGTCGCCGCAGCCGTCCGGCCAAGCGCCGACGCGGTGACGATGCCGTTCGGATCGCCCGTGCCGTCGCCAACCGTCAGTTCAAGGTTTGCGCGCCGACCGAGACGCTCACCCAGAAGGCTGCCCAGAAGGGTCTCCATGTTGAAGATGGAATCGTCAACAAGTTCCTTTGAAACGCGCAGCCATTCCGTGTTGAACGGATAGGCCTCAAGCCGCTTTTCCCCAAAGACGACATCGGACCCGCCGTCATCAACCAGCGTTTGACCTTCAACACCTTTGACGACAACAGACGCGGTGTCATTGATCGTCGGCATGGTGATCACACCGCCGCCAGCGGTCACCAGTTCGGTCGTGATTCCGGGGTCATACATCGGCCCGAAAGCAAGCATCGACTGCGTTATGAAGGTTGCCAATTCAACCGGAACCGTGAAACCACCAGCCGAATTCGTGGTCGTTTGCGCGCGGTGCTCAACCGTCACCCGGCCCGATTCCAGCATAGCGCGGGATTCGGGGTCCATCGCCGCCACGTTGCCCTGAGACCGCAAATAGTTGTGAAAGGCGCTGCGATAGGTCACTTCGCCCTCATTGCCGTTGCCCTGCGGCAAGATGGGGCGGCGTGCCCGGCGCTGCGCCTCTGCGTCAGCGGCCATGCGTGCCTCGATATCGTCTTGCTTTTGCGCGCGTTCGGCCTGCGCAGACAGCTTGTCGAAGTCGGCCATCGCTTTGTCGTGCTGCACTTCAAGTTCCGCAGCGCGCGCCGGTTCGGTCGCCGCGTTGGATTGGTCGAGCAAAGAACGGGCTTCGGTGGCAATGGTCGCCATCTGCTCCCGCAGCAACTTGAGATCAGCCATGAAAGGCCTCCATCTAAGGGACAGGACGCACTCACTGCGTTCTTTCCAGCCTTGCCCAAGGGCGGGATAAGGGCTTAACCGCGAGAACGGTTATCTCAGGCCGCGCAATTTCATCTCCATTGCAAGGCGTTTGTTCGGCGTAACATGGCGGGGCTGGCGCGATACCTCAAGGCTGCGCAGCGCAATTTCTGTACCGTCATAGGCCCCATCGTTGACGATAGACACGTCGAACAGTTGCGCGCGCTTGATGATCCGCAGCGGCATGTCAACGCGCTCAACCCATTCCTGCACCTCAGCCTTAAACGCAAACGACATCTTATCCAGATCGCCGCGCTTCATCTTGCCCGCGATCGACCGAACGTCAGGGTCGTCAGGGTCGAGCATGGTTTCCATGCGCAAGCCCTTTTCATCCTCATATAACTTGAGCGTGCCCGACCGTGTGCGCGCCAGCGGCAAGCCCTCGTGGTTGATCAGGAAAACCACATCGTCGCGCCCGATTGCGTCCTTGAACGCGCCCCGCTCAATGACCTCGCGGAACATGCCGCCAATGTCGGTCTCTTGGCCGAAAACCGCCGCGTAACCTTCGACGCGCAGGCCATCATCTTGGGCGCGGATTTCAACCGGAATGTTTTTTCGGATTTCACGATTCATCGGCTTCGCCTTCCTGCGAATCGGGTGACTGCTCTGGCGGTTCGGGTGGCAAAACTTCAGCCTGCCCGACAAGCGGCACTGTAGCGCCCTGAATGTAAAGCTGATCGCCACCGTCCATCGGTGCACGATTGTCTAGCGCCCGGGCCTCGTTTGGCGTTAGCTGGCCAGTGTTGATTGCCTGCGCATTGCCGTTCATGCGCGTAACGTAATCGCCCCTCAACAAACCGTCCAAATTGAACTCCACAATCCTGTTAGAACCGCGCCCGAACAGCTTGAGATTCATCTCAGCTTCAAGCTGCTCTAGCCACCTCTTTACAGTATGCTTGACTAAATGCAAATCCTGTTGTTCGGAATTTGAAAAGGTGGCCCGTTCCAAGTCTTGCAGGAACGTAGGGGGCAGGCTGTAAATCCGCGCGACCTCTGTCACCGAAAACTTCTGAGATGCCACCAGTTGCATCTTTTCAGGGTCAGTCCCGAGCGGCTTTAGATCATGGCCTAGCGGGATTGAAAGAACATGCCCGCCAGTGCGCGCCGCCTCTTTTGTGGCCTCTGCAATGTCATCACTTGCACGCTGCGCCGCCTTGCCGGAACCGAACGGCCCGGTTA